CATCATCGGCACAAGCCGAACAATCCCGTCAACGCAGGAAGCTGCTAATTATAAAATTTTAGCATCCGCAACCGGTATTGCATCCGCAGTTACCGTACTGATATGGTGCGGAAACCGGAAAAGCTGGCACTGGTCTAGGGTTGTAATAAGTAAACTGACCCTGCATGTATGCCTTTAAGGTTTCGTTCTGTGACGCCTGAGAAGCCGCTAACTGTGCCGCAAATAACTGCTGATTCTGCTCGGCAATCTTAGCGTCCTTAGCTTCGATTCTCTGCGCTGTGAGGGCATCGAGAATGGCTCTAGCGTTGTTGTTCTGGTTGTCAATGATGTCTCTTGTGTTGTTTGCGTTGTTAAAGTTTGTCTGGCAGAAGCCATTTGTAACTTCCTGCTGGATCGCATTGGTATTCATCGCCATATTGTAGTTAACGCCTGCGATAGCCTGTTTGTTATCACAACAGCACTGTGCTAACTGTGCCTGTAAAGCATTAAAACTCTGCATGTCTGCAATCTGTCCCTGCTGGATTGCGTTTCGTGTATCGTAGCCGTTCTGCTGAATCGTGCTATTTGTTCCTGCAAATCCGTTGAGCAGAGAGGTATTCATCGCATAAAATCCGTCACAAATACCGCTGTTGATGGCATCACCCTTGCGCTCAAGGGAGGAAATACCGCTATCAATCTGGCGCTGTAAGGTTGCAAAATCAGAAGCTAATACATAGTTATCTACCGCGCCTCCGCCGCCGTTATTCCATCCATTTCCGTTTCCCCATCCACAGAAGATGAAAAGGAAAAGAATGATAATCCACCAAGCACCGTTACCCTCGCCAAATGCGCCGTTATTGTTGCCTGTGACTGCCGCCAAATCTGCCGGGCTCATTCCGTCTGTTGTTAATCCCATGAAATCACTCCTTTTTATTTATTTATTTAAAACCCTTTAAAAGGTTTTGAAACTGTGTTGCCATTCCCTGCAACTGGTTATACTGTTGCTGGCTCATTTGCCCGCTATTTAGCAAATTCTGTACTTCTTGCTTCGGGTCCCCTTGAAACTGCTGCCTGAACTGTTGAAACTGCTGTATCATCTGCATTGGATTGAGATTCATTCAATACCCTCCTTTTTAACGTCTCCATTTGCCTTTCTAAGGCGTTTAAGCGTTCCTCATAGTTGATTGGTTGGCTAGATTGTGAAAGCTCCGCTGTGGGCGAATCTGTGCCTTTGCGCTTGTATTCAAACACCTCTAAAAACGGTCTGCCCGTCTGGTCTGCTCTTTTTTCGTAAAAAACTGGTGCTTGACTGTCCCACAGGCGGACAAAAGAATTTGGTGCTACTAAATACGCCTCCGCCGCGCCCTGCCCTTGCACCCAAATCCGCTCATCAGGATTAGATTGCTGTTGCATTTGTTGAGGCGGAGCCTGCTGTTGTTTTAATCGATTTAACTGGTCGAGATAATCCGGTTGTGGGTATTGCGGGTACTGTGGATACTGTTGTGGATATTGTGGATAACCGAACATTTATTTTCCTCCTTCCCTCCAATAGTAGATAGGTGTCATTGCTCCACTGTCCCACGTATCGTAGTAATTGCCGTCAATTACCGCTATAACGTGCCCTGACAGTGCTAAAATATAAGCCCCTTCCGGGTGGTTGTTTGCAAATTCCGAGACAGTACAGGTCATATATTCGTCCGGGATTATATAACGGCTAAATCCATTATCTTTGAGGTATGCGCCCCACACTGCATTAGCCGAGGGCATATCTGACAGCATCAAGCCATACAGTGCAAGCTGTATATATGTTTCTTCCCATGTCTGACCCATAGCCTTTGAGATAGCACGCACAGTACAATCTCCCACTTTTGCCGCCGCTGGGTTAGGATTCCAATATTGATACATCTCTCCGCCCTCCTTATAGTTTTATTATCGCAAAAAAATAAGCGTGTCACCACGAAGGTAACGCGCTTATTTCTCGCATGATTTTTAGTTATCTTTAGTTTCTTAAAGGCTGTTTATGTACGGGATCGTGCCGGGAACTAATAAAATTTTTTCCACGGCGCAACTCCACAGCCCTTGTAATCCTCTCGTGCTTATATCCATTTTCTCGGCGGCTTGCTCCTGCGTTAATCCGTCAAAAAGCAAGTACTGTACAGTTTCGCGCTCCCGTAAAGTTAAGCGGGCGCATGACAAGGCGTAATCAATAAATTGTTTATCGCCTAATCTCCAGAGTTTTTTTATCAAACTTCTGTTCACTGCATCACCTCAAACACGCAAAAATTACGTAAATTTATTTCGTTTTGTCCAGTCCTAAGATAGCTCTAACTTTGTCTGGGAGCAAATCAGGGTTAATTTTGCCGATGTTTTCCACGATGGAACCAAGCTCCATCAGAATAATGTAGACGCACACGCCTGCGGCAATAGGCACCCGAAAGCCCAAGTCTACATATTTCTGGGCGTAGTCGATAAGATACGCAAGCACCACAAGCATAATAGAGCCAAATTTATGATACAATCCTTTCCTCATTTCTGAGGATTTCCACTTGTGGTTGGCACAGGCGGCTACTCCACCGCTAGCCAAATCAAAAACTACAAAAATACAAGTTATTAAGGGTAACATAATATCTACCATCTCCATTCCTCCTTAAAAATTATTTTTCTTTTGTTTTTATAAATTAATTAAAGCCACCTTTAGCTTAGTTAGATACATTATTTGCAGTTCCGATTTTATAAACATAGTCGCTCATATTACCATAACTTGCAAAGTCACAGTCCTTTTCATAAACTCTCCATACCATTTCACCATCTGAATTAAGTGATGAAATATAACTATAAAGGCTGTTTATTTGTGTGCAACTTACCAAGTTACAAATATTATTTGTTTTTGCGTTAATTTCACCAGACTTAGGATAAATGCTCTGAAATTGCAATCTTCCGGTCCCCAAATCACATTTTATAAAATTCAGTTCTGCACCTAAAATAACAGCACTATTTCCGTTATTGTTTTTTCCGTCATGTACAAGCATTGTTTCAACAGTAGTCGTAACGATTTTGCAAAATTTAATCGTACCTTTTTCGCAAGGACTCATACCAATTCCTATTGCAGGAAATTTTCCTGTATCATCACTTATATCAGGACATCCGCCCCAATCGAATATACAATTCTCAATAAGCCACTCACCTTGTATTCCCCTACTACTACTCTCACAATGCATAGCATATCTTGTGTTTTTACTTTTTATTGTAAATCCTTTAATGGCTGTAAATGTCCTTGGTAATGAAACAATATGAAAAGCACATTTCTCTACAACGTCATCTCTTGTAGGATTCTCCAATCCTGTTGAACCATCCCATTCAATAATAGTATCTTTAGGGTTTCCGCTCTTTGACTCATAAGTAACCCAAGGTTTTGTTATAACACCTTGATACTTGCCAGTAGGTGTTATACCTGTGTATTTGTCTTGTAAATCTGTGTATGTTCCCGGTAATACGATAATTCTGTATCTTTTTGTGTAAGAATTATCGGTAATCGTTTCATTTGCATGGTAAATAGTAGCAAATGGTTTTTCTTCCGAACCATCACCACTGGTATCTGAGCCTGTGGTTGAGACATATATGCAATATTCTTTTATTGCAGAACCATCTATACTTTTTATATCATTTACAGAATCACTTAAACTTTCCAAAGTGTTATTGATATTGTCAATGTCATATTTTGGTTTTTTGAACCAGTTAGATTCTTTCTGTGTAATGTCACCGGAAGATAATTTGGCACCAGCGAATACACCAGATTTCTGCATTTCGGTAATATACATTGTAGTATCATTCGGTATTTCTACATCACCATTACCTGACGCTGTATATTTACCAATCGGTATCCAATTTCCGTCAGTATCTTCATAAAAAGTAAAAGAACCACTCATATTTTCATAATGATATGTTCCAGCCTTTAATGATATTGGATTAAACGATTGATATGTTTCGGATTCAAGCTGTTTTTTAGCACTTTTGTTCCAGTACGTTCCGACACTCGGAGCACCAATATCATATTCCTTATATCCGTCAACGTGTTCTATTTTGTTGTCTAAATCTTCCGTTATATTACCAATTTGCTTTCTAACCGCTTCCCCAGCTGTTCCATATACAGCACCATCTTCCCCAACTCTGATGTCTGAAATTTCTTTTGAACAGTCAGAGATCTGTGCCTTTCCTATCCAGTCAAGAACGTAGCAATTAACATCTGATACCGGGGCCCTGACGCTAGCTTGTAAACCGGGGGTTCCGTAAAAACTTACAACATCATCTCCTTTTAAATACAAAATATATGCTATAATTTTAGTTTCCTCTGTGCTTTGCGCAACTATTTGCCAGGCGTTATACCTTTGCGAAACATCATTTATGCGAGCTTCTATATCTAGTTTCCCGGAACCACTTATAAATATCCTCAATTCAAATATATATAAACCTTCTTTTAAAATTTTTACTTTTTCATTTGATTGTTTTTCTGCAAAATCCAGTGTCCCCTCTTGAAAAATTTTACATATAGGCATTTCGTGTTTTCCACTTGTTCCTTCGTAATTATAAGAATCATCTGGGTCCGGGTCACCTGCAGTTGCATTTCTATACGCATGAAAAACCAAATTTGATTGTGTGTAATTTCCTGTAAAGGTCTGTGACGTCGCTAGCTCGTCAATTCTTCCTTTTTCAATTTTTAGCCTTTCAACTACTGCCGCAACTGAGTCTGGATGCCCTGTTGCATCCTTATAGCACTGCTGTATGCCGTCATAAATGGCTTGCCGCATATCTTTCCCTTTGCGAGCGTTCTTTATTGTGTTTAAAATATCTGTAATAAACGCCATTTTTATTCCTCCTGTTCTATTCGTTTCCACGCATAGAGAGATAGTTGACTGCTGGTTACTATACTATCAAATAATTCCCACGTTCCCCCGAGAATTGCGGTTGGGCTTACGTTATTTGTAGTGCAATAAATGGAGCCTATTGGATATATTTTTTCGATTGTATCGGCTGTGGTATTTTTTGCCGTTTCCAACGCTTCCTGCGCTGTCTGTTGCGCTCCATTAGCTGTCTGTTGCGCTCCATTAGCTGTCTGTTGCGCTCCATTAGCTGTCTGTTGCGCATTGACCAGTAATTGCTTGATGCTCTTATCTGCCCCTCCGTTTCCCGTCAAAGTGTTGCCTGTATAGCCAAACGTATATTCTGTTTGCGATGGGTCTAAAAAATTGTAAACAATTTTATTACAGTCAAAATACTCGTTGATGCCGTGCGGCGTAGAAATAACTTTGACTTTGTCGCCCAACTTAATATCATCCGTGCTTACGTTTAGTAAATGTAAATTTGCGGCGGTGACTGTAAGGGAAAGTGAGTTTAAATATCCGCTTTCTACATCCTTTTTGGCCGCCGCAAGTAACTTGCTTGCAATATATATATCGTCATACTGCTTTGTTTTTGTGATGCGTCCAAATAGTTTGATTCCTTCTTGTGACTCTACATAATCTTTTCCATCGTTTGCCTTTTTTATTGTCAATCCTTCGGCTCCAACTGGGATGAGCACAGTATAAACATCGTCAGCTGTGATATTTTCTGTTAAATCTAACAAGTTACTACCAAATTCAATGGTTTGCTGCGAAGTTCGCTCAAATTCTTTGAGGTAATCGAGATACCGGGTGCCGCCAGATAGTCGCGGCACGATGTATCCGGCTGTATTCTCGTTCTCTGTTAGTTTGTCAGTCATTTCTGCATACGTTGTTGCATAATTTTCATTCGAGCGAACTATTGTGTCATTGCTATCCGTAACCGTCACACGCCCGACTGTAAATTGCTTGCTCTTTTCTACTTGCTCATTGTGATTATTTATATACTGCGTAAACAGTTCTTTTACTCCACCTTTAAAATTATAAGGGCGTTGAATGCTATCTTGCAGAAATCCTAATTCGCCCTCACAATATAGTTCTTTCTCAAGTAAAAAATTGCTCTCTTGGTGCAAAATTCTGCCCCGAAAGATTTCCTCTTCGTCCTGATACGCATATATAAAATCCGTTAGCCTCTTTAATCGTGAATAAGCAGGATTAAGAACTGGGACAGTTATCTCCAGCACGGCCGATTTGTTTGCCTCAACGGTTAATTTTGCGCTCTCAAGAGCGTAATCATTTTGCAGAGGGTCATATAGTAGACCCGAATCCGCTTTTATCGTATACACTACAAATGACCTCCTTTGTAATCTACTGACACAGTGCCTTTTCCTGCGAAAATAATCGTTGTATCTCGCGTGATTGTTAAGCCTGATATTGTACTACGTCCTTCTGGTAAACTGTAAGTTTTGCCATATATTTCTACTGTTACGCTGCCCGCTACAATAAACTCAGGGGATTCGGGCATATCTGCTGCAAAAATTTCAAGCTCATATGTTCCGTCAATTTCCAAATCTTTGTACTCTCTTGCCACATCCGTATCAAAATCAAATGGATCCCACAGCCAGTCTTCTAAACTAGATTTTAATTCGTATTTAAACGGTTCGCAGGTAGCTTTAATTGTAATAGTTGACGAAAGTCTGTCAGATTCCCACGACTCCATTTCACATCGTCCCATATAATAGTAGCTGGGGTCTTCATCCATAATAATTTTCAGTCTTTTGCCATGTACATCTCTAGCAATTTCGCTGTATTTATTAGACCAATCTTCGCGCTTGCCTATATACAAAAATTTCCATGTTATCTCACGGTTTCGGTAGGTTGGAAACCCAGTCAAGACCTCCGTAAAATCCAATGTAACGTTAGAGTAAGGGATTTCTACGTAATTCGTGTTGGTTTCAGGTAAACCGATTTCGGGGCGAATAGAAGGATAAACGCCCCAGTCTTTTGTTGAGTGCTTATCTCCAAACTGTGTGCCGTATATCATTCTACTCACCTCCTACTGTTGTTAGCCTGAATCTGCCCTAATTGCCTGTCAATATAAGGAGCCATCATTTTTGCCATACCACGCGGGTCATATCCTTCCGCGCCAAAGTCGGGAAAATATTGCCGCATAAGCTCTAAAATAGCTGTCAAAAGTTCTGACACGTTATCATTTACCTGCCCTGTCGCAGTCCTTTGCGCGTTGTAGCCTGTGCTCCAATCGCCTGCTAGCAATGCGTTACTGCTTAGCGTAGATAATGTGCTGTAGACGCTATCTGCGTTGCTTTCAATGCCCTGTGCAATTCCAAGAGGAATAAATTTCCCGACTTGGTTCGCAAAAACACGAGATGGGCTCTTAATTTGTAGAGACTTTTTGGACGTAGAGACAACAGAGTTCATAATGCTCTTAACGGCATTATTTAATTCGCTGTATTGTGATTTGATGCCCTTGCTCATGCCTTTTACAATATTTTCCCCGATTTTTTTCGCGTTAGCTCTGGTCTTAGAACCTAGCTTTTTGAGATTTTTATTGTAAGCGTCCTCAAGCTTCTGGACTTGGTCGCCTGCGTTTTTAATTAACGTCTTTATCTGTGCCTCTGTGGACGCTTTCAAAACGTCGTTTTCACTGACTGCCTCTTTTAATGCAATACTTGATTTTTTATTATATAGCTTCACAAACTCGGAAAATTCGTACACGGTAAATCATAAGTACCTTGACTAAAAAAATGACCACTGATTACTCAGTGGCCATTTTTATTTTTTACTTTGTATTTTACAGATATCAGGTATAGATTCAGACCATGGTAACAGGTCATCAAGAAATCCATAATCCGTATCTTCTTCATGTTCCATCATTTCTGTCAGCAGGAACTCCAGATACCGAAATGGATTGAGTCCGTTTGCTTTTGCTGTTTCTACAATACTGTAAACTAAGGCACTGGCTTTTGCTCCATTTATGGTATCTATCAGCCTCCATGTATGTTTATGCATACAGAAATTTCGCAATGCGGATTCTGTTGCGTTATTGTCCAGTGGGACGTTTCCGTGATTCAGGAATTCGAGGAATTGCTTTTCATGATTCAGGTAGTAGTTTACTCCCTTCATCGTTTTTCCTCCTTCTGGGACCATTTTTTCATCCCGGACTTTTTTCAGCCACGCAAACAAAGCCTCTACTAACGGTCTTACCAGAAGCTGTCTTTTTCGGTATCTTTCTTCTTCACTGAGTTCTGAAAGCTGGTTATCCATATGATAGATGCCTGCGATCCGTTCCAGTGCTTCATGGGCAATGGTTCCTTTCGCTTTATCCCGTTGATCTTTCGGCAGTGCCTTTAATGCTTCAGCGAAATATCTGCGGGCATGGGCATGGCAGAACGCAAAGGTGATGTCCGGGTTCTCCCGGTCCATTTTTTCATATACTGCATAGGCATCGCATTCACAGACTCCGTGAAATCCTTCCAGAAATCTTTGGGGATGTTCTGCCTTCCGGGTCTTTTGATATTCATAAAGAATGATGACCCGGTCGGTATAATACTTTCCTGACCGGTATACCCACATGTAACTCTTGCTGTTCGCCGGCCGGCCATCTTTTGAGACTTCGACCGGAGTTTCATCCTGCTGGATCACGTTATATTTAAGCAGCAGTTCATGTAAGCGGAAATAGACAGGACTGAGATAACGCTCGCTGCATCGGATCACCCAGTTAGCCATCACCTGTTTTGAGATATTTACCTCATTTCTCCTGAAATCAGTGGCAATCCTGTCAAGGGGCATGCCATTTACATATTTGGCGTTCATAATGCTTGCGACCAGAGATGGGGTTGCGATACTGTTCCTTAAAAGGCTCTTTGGCCGGAAAGCCTTTACGATCTTATCCGTTGTTTTTCCGGCATAGACACAGACATGATGTTCTTCTACTGTATATCTGGCTGGTTCTACCTTTACCCGCATATACGTTTCATCCGGAAGCTGTTTCCAGCCATCCGGGCCAAAGATATCTGTGAGTTCCTCTTTAGATAATGTATGGGAGATTGTCTCTACAGGAAGCCTGGAAAGATCTTCTTTTCTCTTTCCTCTTGTCTTCTTACGTTTTACTACGGTTGGTATAACGTCTTCTTCTACCGGTTCCACAACATAGATGTTTTCGAGCAGTGCTTCTGCTTCATTGAAGTTAAAGCATAACTGCCCGTCTATCACATCCAGTTTCTCTGATTTCCGGCCATACCGGTGATTCTGGGCAACCGCAAGCTGCTCTGCCATACGGTCCAGTTTTCCGTTCATCTCTATCATCTGCTCCTGCAGCTTCAGAAAAAGTGTAATGAGAACTTCCTTATTACATTGTTTTAATTCATCCCTGCTAAATATCTCGCCCATGTGTCTCTTCCTTTCTAAAAGTATTATACCTTAGAGAGAGAAAAAAAGCGAATCGCATGCAAAAGAGGTTTCGTCATTTTTACCATAGAAAAAAAGAGGGATCTCTTTAAAAAACTAGCTGATCTTTTAGTTTTTTAAAGAGTTATCCACAGTTCTCCAGGGATAGACCTAAATCCCAGTAAAAAGAAAGATCCTCTTGTGGACAGCTGTCTTTATCCACAAAAAGAAACGATTTATTTTCTACATAATGCACAATCATAAAAGATACTCCGGCGGTGTTACCAGTTCCTTTATCTTTTTCTTTGGCATAATGGTCAATCCCTCCATGAGCCATTTAAACTGCTGTGGAGTGATCTCCTTAAGCTCATCTTCGGAACGGGGCCATTGAAAACGACTGTTTGTGGAAAGCCGTTTATAGACAAGGCAGAATCCATCTCCTTCAAAAACAAGTCCTTTGATCCTGTCAGCCTTACGTCCACAGAATAGGAAAAGGACATTTTTCTCATAAGGATCATATCCAAAAGATTCCCTGATCATGGCAGTAAGACCGGGGATACCTTTTCGAAGGTCTGTATACCCTACTTTTAGAAATATCTTTTTAAAACCAACGGCATCATTAAACATGAAATAGTCCCCGGATCTTTTGTATCAGTTCCTCTGAAGCAGTATTGGAGATCTCCATTACCAGATTTCCAGAACGTATAATAACATCTGGTCTGAAAACGGTAGATTCCTCCTCTGGCATCGCATCAGGACGTATCTCAACAAATGCTGGATGAGAAGCTTGTTCTTTTTTATCATTGAGAACAAGTGCAGAAGAAGCAGGAGAAGAACTTTGAGATTCCATCTGTTGGTAAGCTTCCTGCCGGAGAATCCTCTGCCAGTAAAAGAATTGTTTGTCGGAGATGCCATTAGCTCTGCACCATGTCGTTTTTGGCATTCCACTTGCAAGGCATTCATTGATGATAGCTGTCCACTGTTCACAGCGAACTTTATGTGTGATCTTATCCATAACATAACCTCCTGGGGCTATTATCTCATAGGGAAGAGGGAATGTCATGGTACGCATGGTTTACCGTGTACGAAAATTCCTTGTCCGTCATGTTTGCGACAGCTTCTAAAAATCCTGTATCCGTTACATCATAGCTGGTTAAATCGTCGTAGATTGCCCGGTTACTGCTGCCTAGCCGTTTCTTAATTTTCTCAAGTGTATTACTGTAGTCTGTCAATCCGTCAACGTGGGTTTGCAAATTATCAAGAATCGTGTCGGAATCCATATCGGCGGTACTTTTGTTTAGTGAAAAAGCCGACGTGAGTTTGGTTGCACTAAATAACGCATCCTTGCGGCTCGTTACCGCATCGTCATAGGTTTTTACAACCGCCTGAATGTCTGAAATAAGCTGTTTTTGCACGTTGCTTATATCTGACTTAAAAGTTGTGTTAAGTTTTTTCACATCTTTATTGTACGTTTTCTTTGCAGATGTAAATTTACTTAACGCCGAACGGTATGCCGCTGTGCCCTTCTTTGCGTGCTTTGAAATCGTTTTCCAGTACAGTGCTTCTTGTTTTTCACTGATTTTGTTACTGTTTTTTAATTTAGTAACCTTTGTTGATGCCGCATTGACGAGCGCCTGTGAAAATTGTTTTCCTGATTTCTTTTTCTGCGTCTTGCTCACAGATTTATAAACAGCGTTGGCTAATTTAGTTCCTGCGCTAGTAGCCTTTTTAGTATTTTTCGTAATGCCAAGCGCCATACCTACGACAATTTGTTTTCCTACCTCGTCTCTAAACTTGCGAGACGGGGAATGAATGCCCAGCGCACTTTTAGCCGCCGATAACGCTCTTTGTGCCGCTCTTTTAGCCGCTGAAACCACTGCTCCTACTCCGCCGGAGATACCATTAGCAATTCCTGATACGACGTTCTTTCCGACTGCGCTCCACCCAGCTTTAAATGCCCCCTTGATGCCACTGACAGCCTTTCTGGCAAATCCTAACAATTTGCTTGGCAGACTGGAGATTGCTTGCGCTATTGCTGACACAATGTTTTTAGCCACGCCACGTAAAGCACCTACTCCGGCAGAAAATGCCGATTTAAGCCCCTGTACACCTTTACTGCCTAGTGACTTGAGTGTAGACGGGAGACTTTGCAATGCTCCTTTGATGCCTGTCACAACACTCTTAGCCGCCCCTTTTGCGGCTCCTATCATTTTTTTAATGCCATTTGCAAGACCTTTTGTGACCTTGCCGCCTAGTGACACCCAGTTAAACGCCGTAACAACTGCTACAATCGCCTGTATAATTTGCGGAATGCTGGCAATTAGAGAAGGTATTGCCTGTATAATGCCTGACACAAGGGTTACAATAATTTTTAATCCTGTTGCAATTAATTTCGGTGCATTGTCGTTAATAATATTGGCTATATTAGTAACAATTTGCGGAATATACGTTATTAACGTAGGCAGGCTGTTAGCTATGCCCTGTGCAATGTTTAAAATTAACTGCAATCCCGCATCAATTAATTGTCCTGCATTCGCCCGAAGTTGTGCAGAGAACTGCGTCAACATCGGAAGCACCTGTGCCAAAAAGTTTGGGATACCTTGCGCCATGCCACTAGCGATAGTTGTCAGCAGGTTGACTCCCACGGACGTAAGCACGCTTAACCCCGTGGAAATTGTCGAAGCAAGGTTGTTTAATAGCTGACCGACTGCACTTGTGATACCACCGGAATTTTGAGCAACGCCCGAAATCAACCCGTTTATAAGGTCGCCGCCGATTTTTGTCAACCCCGGCAACTGACCACTAAAATTAATCGCATCTTGCGCCAGTTTGGAAAAAGCTCCACTTATGCCGCCGGATTCCATCGCCTCAGCTAATCCACTAACCTCGCTTGTTACGCCTTTGATGGCACCACGGATAGTGCCCGAAAAAGTATTGTAAAAACCCAGTTCTAAGCCCTCTGTAGCACTAGATAGCAAGGTTATATCACCTTTTAGATTGTCTAGCTGTGTAGCCGCCTGCTGTGCCGCGGAGCCGGAAGAATCCTGTATTCCCTTCCAGAATTTTTGTACAGTCGCATCACTTGATGCGGTCATTTTGTTAAATGCCTGTAAGCCTTGCGTTGTAAAAATCGTAGCAAGAGCGTTATTTTTTTGCTCTGCTGTCATGCCCTGCAAGGAGCCGTTAAGCTCGTCTACGAGGTCGTTAAAATCTTTTGCCTCGCCGTTTGATTTATAGGCAGACACTCCTAACTGGTCTAAAGCTTTTGATGCGTTATCAGTCGGAGTATATAAGTCTGCCATTGCCCTATTTAATGCTGTAGATGCCTCAGAGCCTGTTACGTTTTGCTCTGCCAAGCGGAGCAGGGAAAGTGTAACACTGTCCGCCGATTGTCCGTAGTTTTTCGCTGTGGCGGCAGAACCGGAGAAAGCCTCTCCAAGGCCTCTTACGTCCGTATTGGCAAGAGTAGCACCCTTTGCCATTAAATCGGCATAGTAAGATGCATTACTCATCGAGTCACCAAAGCCTTTTACAGCTCCGGCAGTATACGATGCCGATTCTTCTAGGCTCATAGCACCGGCAGAGGCAAGGTTAAGTACCGTTCCGATTCCGCTAATCTGTTCATCCGCCGACAAGCCAGCCTGAGCAAGGATGTTCATTCCTTCCGCCGCTTCCGTTGCGGTGTACTTCGTTGTACGCCCCATTTCCTCGGCTTTGGCCTTGACGTCTCCTATTTTGTCTACGGTTGTACCCATGGTAGCCGCTACCTGAGACATCGCAGTATCAAAATTCATCCCGGAGTCTATTGACGTTTTTGTAAATGCGGCGGCGGCGGCAGAACCAGCCGCCATAGCTGTTTTAGCCACTTTCCCGACTGTTTTAAATGCCCCGCCGATTTTTGATGTGGACGAGCTGGCGTTACCTTCTGCGTCTTTCAGCCCCTTCTTATATGCGGTGTCTTTGATTGCCAGAGTGACAAACAATTCCATCACATTCAATCACTCATCACCACCAATCCGGCTTTTTTAATGACGTCTGCGGCTATTTCTTCGCCAGTCCTTGTTGTTGTTTGTTTTTTATTGTTATCAATTAAATCAAAAAATGAGACAGAAAGATAATTTCCGCCAAATGCCTGTGAAACGCTCTCGGTTATATCTCTCAATCCATCGGTTATATACCGTTTGTAAATTAGTTCCTCTGCATCATCTAAAATCTTAGATTTGACGTACAACAAGAATCCCTTTACGCTTCTTCCTCTGTATTCTCCTGCACATCGCCAGAGCGTCCTCCTGTTGCGCTTGTTGGCGCTGAGAAAAAAAGCTGACGTACCTCCGGATCGTTGACAAGGTCAACAACACCTTTGATAACATCCATTAATTTGTGTTTTTTCTTGTATTCTTCGACACTCTGCAATTCAAACGCTGCTAAGATTCCAATTACATCGTCTTTATGTGTTTTTAACAACTTAGGAGCTGTCTTAGCCCCTCTAGCAAAGACTTTGATGTATTTCTCCCCTTCCTGCGGTACAAGCTTTTGGCAAAGTTCAAGTGCCACGTCGTCATCTACGATATTGCCGATATATTCAAGGGAATTTGCAATGGCTTCTAATCCCTGTTCTGCTGTTAAATCTGATAATCTCATGCTTTACCTCCTACGCCGCTTCGCCTGTTTTGATATAGACCTCGTAAGGTACTGTCTCTATGTTCTCAATGCTGTAATGCCCTGTGTATTCAAAGTCAAAATTGCCTTTTGCCTTATCATCAGATTTAACCTTGAAACCGCCCGTTGAAAGTGCGTTCATGATTTTAATTGCGATAAATCCGGCGGAATCCCCGGAATTTTCGTCTGAATAGTCACCAATCCACCAAATATCCTTAAAATCTTCTGCTTTTAAATCTGCTCTTGGTGTAATTTTATTCCCTGCTACGTCTGCCGCCGCCATAAAGCTTTTAGCCTGTGCGGTATCCATGGTAACAGCTGTACCTGATAATTTTACTTCGATAGATTCGATTTTTTTTAATTCCTTCGTGTTTTCAGGCACGTTGTCAATGTCTTCGCCAAAATCGGTAAAAGATGGCTCTGCGCTAAATTCGCAACCACCGCTGGTGGCCATAAGAATATTGGTTGGTGTTATAGCACCCGTCTCTGGCTCAAAAGTTGATGCGATAATACCAGCATTAAGCTGGATTTTTTTAAAAAGGTCAGAAGGTACCTGTGTATACTTCATTTGCTCACCTCGTTAAATAGTTATAAATTGCATAGTTATTACTGTGTATCTGCGTACTATTGACGAGTCGGCTTCATCGACTAAAGGAGTCCACGGCTGGTCTTGCGACAAAAAAATGATTCCATCATCGCACTTGACCGTAGTGCCCCCTTGCAACCTGTCGCTGATTTCTTTTGCCTTTTTGTTCGGAATTGCCTCTGATTCTGTGTGGTACCATACGTTTACAGCGCTGGCGGCAGCTGTGCCAGTCCACCAGTTAGCTGTAGTTGGTTCGTATGTGATAAAAGGAAATGTGGTATCCTCCGGCACTCTGTTAGACGGATATGCAGTTATGCCGAAGGATGACCAAAATTGATACAGTGCCGCTGTTGGAGTCATGACGTTAACTCCCACTTTTCCGCCATGACCTGTGCTATATCCAAATTGGATGATGCAGGGGTTTCTTTTTCTCCCGCATTTGATGTAACTCTAAAAATTTTCCCGTCTTTTGTTTTTAATACATCATGATAGCCTAGCTTTACTGTTTTAGCTGTAGTGATTGTATATGTTGCTGTTACACCCTCTTTTTCCGCCACTCTGGCAGACATGGAGGTGTCGCGGACAATGGCCGCCTGTATTTCTGCGCCTTCTACCCATTCGGTGATAAATCCACCCTCACCGTCGGAAGTGCGCTTTTTATCCATGAGTATGCAATCTTGTAAAAATTCATTGATTAAACTCATGCCATTTTCCTCCATGGGTTCAGGCGCGCCCTAAAGGCGTCTTGCCATGTGTAGGTCTCGCCTTTGCTATTTGTTGCCCTGTTGTACGAATAACCGCCAAATGACTCC